ATCGCCTGCATCGTCGCCGAGAAACGCGGTGATCTCGCCGAACTGCCACCCGTCGATCGCTGGCAATTCCGGTTTTGCGAAGCCGTAGTACACAGGCGCGCCTTCTGGGCGCGCAATAAACGCGGCCTCCACCGCGTCCGCGCTGGAGGCTGTCGGATCTAACAGGAGCTTGCGACCAGTCGTCATGAAGGCTAACGCCTGAGTTAAGCCGACCGGCGAAGCCGGTTCGGCTTGAATGAATTGTTAGGGCGCACTTCCGCACCGTACATGCTGCGGCGTGAAGGACTCAACTCTTACAAAAGCTGGCCTGCCTTCAAACTCTGGCGGCTCAGGAATGACAGACACTTGGTACTCAGCAAGAGTGTCGAAAGGGCAATTGGCGCATTCTCGTGCGGCAAGAACCCGCATGCGAGTGCCAGGCTGGAGTGGAACAAGGAACGTCATCTCTGGCCCAGAGAATCCAGGGTTCCAGATGGAGACGTAGTCCGTCTTCTTCTCCTTCTCAAGCCTCAAGGCCACCCCGTGCGCACGTAGAGTTACCAGTAGCTCACAGGTTTTCCCGATGAAGTCTCGATGCTCTGGATCTTTGGATACGTCCTTATGTGTCTGCTTCATGTCGCAACCGAGGAGCAAGATAGCGACCATAAAGCCAGCTAATGAACGATTCGCTCGCATGTACGCCCTAACGCCTGAGTAAAGCCGACCCGAGAAGCGGGTTCGGCTTGAATGAACTGTTAGGCAGCACTCTTGAACACAAATTCATAGTGAGTGATCTCTGATGGGTGCGCTTTGAGTTCTGAAAGCAGGTCATCAGGAATTGGGGCCTCCGAGCACTTCCAGCTCGGACTCCACTCCATATGCGGCTGGATCCACTCTGGCGTGACAGTGAACGAGTCGTAGCCCGCAAATAGGCATTGGTTGGCATATATGAGCTTGATACAAGCTGGGGCGTCGGAGCGCGCGACGAGCGTCACGCCACCACGCTGGAGATGCGGAAAGTTCCACTGTTCTAACAGTTCGCGCCAATCTGACATGTGCGGCCTAACTACCTAATAGACGGACCCCGGGGTCCGGTTATTCGACTTATCTACAGCGCCGCGTATGGAGCGCTATCCCATTGAAGCGCCTCGATATTAGACGCTCACCGTCCGACTAACAACCTGGCGAATAGCCGGACCCAGCCGCCGGTGCGCCCCACCCCACTACAGGGCGCCGACAACCTCGCGCATGGAACCGAACACCACTACACGGGCCATCGGGAAGGCGACCAGTCCATTCGTCTGTTGCTCGCCCCTCGCAACAGTCGAACTGGGGAAGGTGGTCGCCTTGAACCTGGACGGAAAAGGGTAGCGATGATCCACAGAGCCTCTCTTGGCATCGGTGCGGATGGAGCGGTCACCGCGGCGTTGCACCCTGCACCCCTCTGGCGCCGGTACACTGCCGGCGAACTCAGGGGAAAAACATGCAGCGAGAAGAGCCGCGGATCGGAGCTCCCGACCTATCCGAAATCGACTTTCGTCGAGGCGAGAATCGGAATATTCCTGCACATCGCCCAGGCTACAACCTATGGTGGCAAATCGCTGTCGGCGTGTTCATTGCATTGATGGCACACAGCATGGTTTGGGGTGTCTATGCACGCTGGGAAGCCAACGAAGCCATGAAGGAATTGAACGCCGAGATGGCGAAGGAAGCAGCCGCGCTTGAAAGGCAAATGCGCGCTATCCAAGCCCAAGCAACGCACCCAACCGACAATAGGCCATGGCCAACCTCAACCCGCGTACCGTCCCCGCCATTACGCGACGGCGAGCGGTGTATCAAAGGTGAGCGCTTCCGACGCGTAGAGAACGGGTGGGAACATCTACCCCGACAGCCCTGCTAGCGAGTATCAATGCAGGGTCACACCCTGCACTCCTATGCCTGCTCCCACGACCTCGGCAGGATCACCGGCGACGACGGAACCGGCGAACGGCGCTGATGATGGCGCAGGCTGTGCAGGATGCGCAGGCGCCATCGGCGCTTGATCGTTGCGTTGCCGATATGGGTTATACGGCACGCCATGCCGAGCGACAGTCCTGCACTCGGGCTGAGACATTTCGTAGCGCGTGCCCTGCTCTGTCAGGCACGTGCACGACGGATCGCCCGGATCACCGTCGACCGGAAGGCTCGACATGCAATACAGCTGCGGATCGCTGGCGGCGGCGCGCTCATCGAATATGGGCATTGTCCAGGGCATGGAAGCGAACCTGGGCAAGTGCGCCTTGGCGTAATCCGTCGCAGATGCATAACGCGGCAATTCGGTCTTGACGCCGGCAGGCATGCCGACGCCGGCTTGCGCCAGCGACGGCCCGCCTGCCCGCTGTTTTTCGGGTGGATTGGCGATCTTATTCACCTGCCACATCACCACGCCAAGGATCGCAGCCGCGATGGCGGCCAGCACCATTCCACGCTTGTATTTACTCTTGATAGTGCGCTTGACCGTGTGCACCTCGGCCGACTTGTAGAGCGCATAGCAATCTTTCGGAAAGCCCCAGCGCTCATGATCTTCGACGGCCAATCCCTTGTCGCTGCGCACGTTGTCGATGGTGCGGTTGCGGCGGTAGACGGTTGCCGACTCTTGCCCGTTCTCGCGAACAAGATGCTCATGCAGGCCGACAAGAGCGCGGATGTTGGTATGGATCAGCGCAGGGCTTTGCGTCACCAGAATCAGGCGAATGCCGCTATGGCGAATCGTCTCCATCGCTTGGATGTAGGCCGGCACCGCGCCGGTGGCAGCACGGAAGAACCGCTGCGCCTCATCGACCACCAAAATGGCGCCGGCAGGCAGTTCCTCCCACCGCGTGGGATCGGGAAAATCGCTCACCCCGTCGATGGCAAGGCCGTTCAAGTTGCAGACGAAAACCTCTTCGCCCGCGTCCACCGCCTGCTTGATGTACCACACCGTCCGCAACGTCTTCCCGTTACCGGGAACGCCGGTGATGAGCGTGATGCTGGACGTTTTCGCGATCGCGCTCATGCTCAGTCGGCCTTGGCAAAGAAGACTTGTTTGGCGGCGATCAGCGTCAGCGCACTGACCATGATGCCCGCCGCCTTGGTGATGCCGAGCAATGCGAACCAGCATTGCCAGTCACCCGGAATCGCGTTCCAGGCGGTCATGGCGTGGTCGATCAGCGGTTCCACCGCAAATTCATTGGTTGCGATGACCAAGCCCAAGCGGCCCAAGAACCCGGCGAACATGAGAACGGCCTTGGCCGCGAAAAAGCGCATGATCCACGGCCCCACGGCCGCCAGAACTGCGCTCACGATTGGAAGTGCCAATGGCGCTGGCATCACTTGCCCCCGAGTTGGAATGCGACCCAGAGATAGGCCGCTGCGACGATGAGCCAGCCAATCATGTTGCACAGCGTCCAGAAGGACGGCGGCAGCGTGATCGGCTTGCCTAGAATTTCGAGTTGCGTACTGAACGAGCAGCTTCCGCCACCGCTCCCGCCGAAGAGATTGGGATTGAAATCCTCATTGCTGAACGTGTGGAAGATGCTGTCTTCCGTCACGCCTTCGTGGCCGTCGCCTTCGTTCGCGACCGACTGTGCATCGGCGCGATCCGCCGCGCGCACTGCAGCGAGATAGTCGGCGGTCGTGTCGCCGCCCGTAGTGCCGTCCTTAGCAGCGATCTTCTCTAGCAAGCATGCGGCCTTCCACTGCTGGATAAGCTGGGCATACTCGCCGGCCTTGCAGCCATCGCCGGAACAAACGGGCATACCGCCGCCCGCGCAGTGACCGCCGCTGATGTTCGCTTTCTTGCGCGTGTTGCAGTCGATCCGCCACTGGATCTTGACCTGCATGCAGGCGATCACGTCGCCCGAGCAGGACGGCGGCATATCGCAGCTATCACCCCCTGACGCCGAGTCCTTCTCCGGATCATTCTCGGCGTCTTCGTCATCTTCATCGGCTTCGCCATCGCCGTCCGAATCCTTGCCGCAAGTGCCATTGGCGCGGCGCGCTTCGCCAACAGCGCATTGGCCCTCGCCCGGAAGGCAGGCACCCTCAGGTGACCGAATGTTGCCAGGCGGACAGGTGTCCTCTTCCTGCTTACACACGCCATTCTGCAACGACATGCCATCGGGGCAGGAATCATCGGGGACGCACTCGGTTCCGTGCACCTTCTCTCCAGCCGGGCACTCAGGCACGACCGGCTGGCAGATATTTAGGTAGCCGTTCCAGACGTAGTTTCCACCAAGCGCGGCGCAGTCCGGCTTGTCCGCGCAGATGCTGCCAGTCGGGCTACGAACAGTCGTTTCACCATCGCCCGTCTGCCGATACTTGTAGGCGCAGCCGTTATTGCAACCCACCGATCCGCTAGGCGGATAGAACAACGTTGTTTGCGAAGGACGAGAGGAACACGCGCCAGTGAATCCGTGCTGATAGTCGGATGTCGAGCAGAACACATCTTGATTGATCGGGCCACCGCTGAAAGCGTTAGTGCGGTAGTAGCAGTGGTATCGATCATTGCTGACGATCCGGCACCCCCCATCTGCTGGCACCACGCGTGGACGATTCGTCGTGCCTAGCGCGATCGCAGCAGCCTGCTGAGACTTGCAATGCGCGTAGGCGGCCCCTTGGTCGCCGTCTTGATGCAGCGACTGCGCGCGCGCATCACCGAGGCCTATCCACCCAAGCACGACCGCGACAAGCATCAGCGCGACGCGCCGCGCAATGGCGTGAGCAAAGATGTGCGAAAGGTTCATTCGCTCCACCCGTTCGCGACGGCCACGCCGGCGCACATCCACCAGATGAGCAGGATCAGCCCGTAGAAGTCTTCGAACGTGCCAGTCATGTTGCCTCCAAAGAAAAAGGGGCAAGGAGGTTCCCCACCCTGCCCCTTCAACGACCCGCCCGCGATCAGCCGCGGGGCTTCAACAGGCCGGTGGCCTTGATGGCCCACAGCACGACGGCGAACGAGATGACCAGGCCGACGACGGCGATCTTGTACGTATCGAACTCGGCTTCGATGGCCGACACGTCCGGGCCGGTCTGGGCCATGGCGGTGCCGATGCTGACGCCGACGAGGGCGGTGCCGGTGGCAACCTTGGCGCCCAGGGCGCGGACGGAATCCTTGGCACGGTGGATCAGGGACTGCTTGTTGTTGCGGTTCATGTTGACGCTCCTAGCGTTGAGGTTTGAAAGTCCGCACGGCGGCGGCGATGAGAAACAGGCTTGAGAAGAACGCGAACCCGATGACGTTGGCCTGTTCAACGGTCGGGAGGTAGTCGGCTACCCGCGCCTCATCCACCCAAGCCGTTTCCACGCACTGGCCGGTTTCGGGCAAGGGATCGTCTAAGCACACGAGATAGCGCATGGATCACCGCCGCCAATGGATCAGGACGGCGGCGCGAACGAGGACACCCGCGACGACCAAGCCGCAGGCGAACCCGATCAACAGGAGAGCTTGCGGCGAGGCCGTGGCGAGCTGATACGGCATGTCAGGCCTTGGCCGGCTTGGCACTCAGCGGAACGAGGTCCACGAAGCGCTTGAGGGTCAGGTCACCGTAGGCGCCCAGGGCGAACGACTTTGGATCGATGTCGTACTCCCCCGGCGGATACGGCGGGCGCGAGCCGAGACCGACGCGGAACGGGAGTTCGAACCCGTTACCCAGATCGAGACCGACGGTTTGGGATCGCATGATCCCCCTGCTGGTCTGCTGTTCTTCGACAGCAGCGGACTTCACGCGGCAGTTCGGCATAGCTCTTCCCTCATCATTCGATACAACGGCTCACCCTTGGCGATACCGCGAAAGCGTCCGGGGTGACCGAAGCGGACGACGCGGGTGTCGAGCACATCAGCGAAAGAGGCGCCGAAGGCTTCACGGAGACAGAACAGGAGCGGACCGGCTTGACGCTCAAGCCACTCGACCGCAGCGGTGGCGCTGCACTCGACCTGCTTTTTGATGGTGCGCATGCGCGTGCAGATGCCGGTAATCAACTCGGCGAGCGCGCTGTAGGCGCCGCGCAGGTACGGACCGGGATTGCTCAGAACATCGGCCGAAATCTCGACATGCTTGCCGTACAGCCGAACCTCAGCGCGCACCCAGCGCGAAGTCTTGAGGCCCAGCTGCTTGCCCTTCTCGTAGACGCACAGTTCCTTGTGGCCCTTGCCGCCCACGTAGAGCGTTGAGCCCGTGCCGTGGCCTTCATCGCTCAGGAAGCGATGGCGCGGAGGCGCGCCGCCTTCGCAGAAGTCACCAGCGGCCGCGCGTTCGCGCAGCGCATGAACGTCCAGGCGCTCGCCTTCGTAATCGTCGTGTGCCACGTCAACGCGGCTGATCTTCGCGCGCAGCGTTTCGACCTCACGGCGCACGCGGTTCCAGTCCTTAACCCACTTGCAGCCGGCACCTGTCAGGGAGATGCACACCGTATCCCGGTTGCCGGCAACGCCGATGCGGCCGACCATCTCGCCCTCACGATCCGTGAGGTAGGCCGACTGCCGGTAGAACATCCATGGCTTCGCGCGGAGCGCGCCGGCCACGACCTCACCGCGAAACCCGAAGATGCGGAACAGCAGCAGGTCGATGTTCTGGCAGCGAAGGTCTTCAAGCGAGGATTGCGGGACCACAAGGGTCAGGTAGTCGATGATCGCGGTTCCGTCCGATGCGACCTGACCCTTTTGGCCCGTGTTACTACTTGGGCCAACTTCCCCCGCCCCACCCTTTTCACCGGTCGGGACCGGGGAAAAGCTCAGACGGTCACGCTTGCGCGGCGCCATGTCGCCGCTGAACACGCCGGACATGGCACCAGCAAGGCGCGCGGCCTTGCCGTTGATTTCGACTTCATCGCGCTTGCGGCGGGTCATGCGGGCCTCGCCTGCTGCGCACGGAAGCGATCACGGAAGCGGACGGATTCAGAGATCAGCTCGAATGCGCGCATGTCCTGGCGAATGCGCTGGGAACGGCGCTTGTCGCAGTAGTCGAGAACCGCGACGACGAGGCTCAACAGCGAGAGCCCGAGAAAGACGAAACCAACGATCAGTCCCATCGCACCGGCTGGCAGCTGTTCCAT